AGCAGATTGATGCTTATGATCTGATCAAGAGCGGTTTCTGCAACACGGTGGATGAAGCGTCGTATATATACTGGACGTTGCAGAATAACGGCGGTGTAGATGATATTGATCTGGCGCAGTTTATCGAGCGAATCAAGACCGTGCATGCCGCAAACGTACCTGACGCTGGAAAGGCTGAAGCGCACACGATTGAGGCTCCATACCAGAGCAGAGAAGCACTTCTCGACCGGCTCCGTGCAGATCTTTATGAGGATTACATGGCGCTTGATACGAAGAATCTTGCATCCGGCGCTGTTACGGCCACACAGATTCGCGCTGCTTACGAGCCGATCAATAGTAAAGCGGATCAGCTCGAATACTGCCTGCATGACTTCCTCGATGGAATCAATGCGGTGCGTGGCGTTGCGGATCAGGCGACTTTTACGCGGTCGATGCTCGTGAACGTACAGGAAGAAATCACATCACTTGTTTCTGCGGGCCAGTACCTTGATCCGTCTTACGTGACGGAGAAGATCATGACTATACTCGGCGATGCGGACAAAGCGGATGAAGTCCTGAAGCAGATGGACGCAGATGACCTGCAGCGGCTGGGTGGAGATGAAGAGGAAGGTAACGAATAATGCCGGACGTTGGACACGAGCTTACGGATAAGGCAATCAAAGATCTCGAAAAGAAGGTCGCTCGGGAATATAACCAAGCTCGAAAAGAAGTGCAGTCAAAATTGAATAGATACATGGCCGACTTCGCAACGGAAGACGAGAAAAAACGCCAGCTCATGCAGGAAGGAAAAATTACCCAAAAGGATTATCAGGACTGGCGGCTCCGGAAGATGGGCATGGGAAAGCGCTGGGAAGAAATGCGCGACAACCTTGCTCAGGATTATCACAACGCGAATCAGATCGCTCGGAGCATTGAACGCGGGTATATGCCTGATGTTTACGCGCTTAACCATAACTATGCAACATACCAGATCGAGCACGACGGCGGCATCGACTCTTTTTATTCCCTGTATGATAAGCCGACCGTCGAGCGGCTGATCCGGGAAGATCAGATTCTTATGCCGGAGCCTGGCCCGCGGAGGAGGGCACAGATTGCCGCGAATAAGGACATGCAGTGGAATAATCAAATGCTGCAGTCGGCGCTCACACAGTCTATTTTGCAGGGCGAATCGATTCCCGAGATGGCCCGGAGAATATCGCAGACAGTTGCTGTCCGGAATTATAACTCCTCGGTAAGGTATGCGAGAACGATGATGACCAGTGCACAGAACGCGGGACGCTATGACGCTTACCGAAGAGCAACGGATATGGGCATCGATCTCACAATAGAATGGTGCGCCACGCTGGATGATCGCACCCGGCATGATCACAGAATGATGCACGGCCAGCGGAGAAGCGTGGATGAGCCGTTTGAAACGCCTGACGGTTTTAGGATCTATTACCCAGCGGATTGTACAGGAGAGAGCGACGCGCCGCAGCAGGAGATTTGGAATTGCCGTTGCACTCTTCTGGCGTGGGTAAAGGGATTTGAACGGGATACAGTGAAAGAGTCGCCCGGAAGGGGCGACATGACGTTCGAGGAGTGGCAGAACGAAAAAATAGATTCAGAAAAACATAACTTTGGGATTCCTAAGAGTTGGGAAAAACTCGAATCACCATCCAATGACAAAGTTCTTAAGGGAACAAATCCAAACTTCGATCGCAAAATGCCGGATTATTTAAGAGGCACAAAGCAAGATTACAAATATAACTGTACAAACTGCGTGGTTGCTTACGATGCAAGAAAAAAAGGATGGAACGTAACCGCTGCATCGTATGGGGATAATAAAAAACTCGCTGCTGGAGACAATGTGTTTACTGCATGGGTTGGAAGAGAACCGACAAAAGCGTCTGGCAGCGGATATGAGGATATTATCTCAGAAATGGAGAACTATAAAAATGGATCCTATATGGTGGTCTCAATAACAAAACCGAAGAGCATTTTTAAAGATGAAGACGGGCATGTTTTTATAGCAGAAAAGCGAGATGGGAAGGTTCTTTTCGTTGACCCTCAAAGCGCTTCGATTTATACTAAAAATGTATTTAAGACTGTAGAAGAAGGTGGAACGCTGTATATGAGGGTTGACGATTTGGAAATATCTGACAGAGGAGTATCGGCGTGTAAGAGGGCAAAATGATGATTACATTTAAAGATGCTTATAGAGAAATCGATCAGATATACAAGCGATTTGGAGCGAAAGGTGTCGGTGCGGCTGCGGACTGCGGTGATGAGTGGGCATTCCATCACGGCGGTGGGAAGATGGTCGGAATACCGATTATCTTTGTAAATAAAGAAACCGGAGAACAACGCGACTATAATTTTCTTACAGCCACGGAGGAAGAAACAAAGAAGCTCAATAGCGGAAAACTGCTCGACATAAAGGAAATGTTATAAAATGGACGTCACGGTCACATCTCATAGAATTGAAATCGAAAAGGCTGCAGAAGAAGCGATAGAGCGTGCGCTGGAGGCAATCGGGATCCAGTGCGAGTCGCACGCGAAGGCGAACGTTAATGCAGCGGGAAGATCAAGACACGGTGCATCTGGGTTACAGGGGCACATAACTCATCAGGTTGTCGATTCTGAGAAGGCAGTATATGTAGGTTCAAACCTCGAGTATGCTGTATACAACGAGGTCGGGACAGGTATTTACGCCGAAGGCGGTGGAGGTCGTAAAGGCTGGTGGGTGTATGTTGCTGGCGAGAGTAAAAGAAACAATAACGGAAAGACATACTCCTATGATGAGGCAAAGAGAATCGTCGCCATCCTGAAGAGCAGAGGACTTGATGCGCATATGACGCAGGGTATGAAGCCGATTCATTTTCTGAAGAAGGCCGTCGAGGAGCACGTTGACGAATACAAAAAGATAGTGGAGGAGCAGCTTAAAAATGGTTGATCCGCGTAAAGTGTTTTAGGACTTGATTTCTTGCACGTATATATAAATTTGATAAAATATCTGTGACAAAAGAACTGGAAAGCGGGTAGCTACCGCAGTCTGTTCCTGATAACAGAGACCAGTGTGAATCCATCAGGGGATGAATAATCATCTTCTGGTGGATTTTTTTGTCTTTGCGAATGGAAAGAAAACCACCGAGGAAAAGGAGCAAGAATGGCACTCACAAGAAAATTTTTGTCTGCTCTGGGCATTGAAGCGGACAAAGTCGACGAAATAATCGACGCACATACGGAATCAATCAACGCTCTCAAAGAACAGAGAGATCAGTACAAAGCGGATGCGGAGAAGCTGCCCGGTGTACAGCAGGAGCTCGATCAGCTGAAAGAAAACAGCGATGATGGCTTCGAGAAGAAGTACAACGACCTGAAGCAGGAATTCAGCGACTATAAAGCAGACGTCGCCGCAAAAGAACTTAAAGCACAGAAACAGGAGGCTTACAAAGAGATCCTGAAGGACGCCGGAATCGGTGAAAACCACATGGCAAAAGTGCTGAAGTATACGGACTGGGATTCCGTAAAGCTCGACAAAGACGGGAAGATTGAAGCTGCAAAGGATCACATTAAATCTGTCAAAGACGAGTGGTCGGAGTTGATCGTCACAGAAGGAACGCGTGGTGCCGATACAAATCACCCGCCTAAAGGATCTGGCGGCACGGCCTACAGCTCGAAGGAGGAGATTTTCAAAATCACAGATCCGGCAGAGCGACAGCAGGCCATCGCAGATAATCATGAATTGTTCGGTTTCTAAACCGAGAAAGGAATCTAAATGGCAAACGTAGTTACTACTCCGGAAACTAACGTAATCACAACTAATCAGATGAAGAAGGTGCGCGAGGTTGATTTCGTCACCCAGTTTTCGCACAACTCTCTTCGGAAACTCATGGAGGTGCTCGGTGTCACCCGGAAGATCCCGATGGAAGAGGGCACCACGATGTATGTATACACCACCACCGGCACGCTCGGCACAGGCTCCGTTCCGGAAGGCGAGATCATTCCGCTTTCCCAGTATGAACGCACAAAGACTGCGGTGGGTGAGATCACTCTCAAAAAGTGGCGCAAGGGCACGACCGCAGAAGCGATCAAGAAGTCCGGCTACAATGAAGCTGTCGTTGAGACTGATACGAAGATGCTCCGCGATGTTCAGAAGTCCATCCGCACGGGCCTTTCACTTTCCTGAACGGCACGATTACCGGCAGCTCTTCTGCTACTGGTGTCGGACTGCAGGCGGCTCTTGCAGCGGCGTGGGGACAGCTCCAGGTTAAGTTCGAAGACGACGCTGTGCAGGCGGTGTACTTCGTTAACCCGCTCGATGTCGCGTCTTATCTCGGCAAAGCGAACATTACCGTGCAGACCGCGTTCGGCATGAACTATATCGAGGACTTCCTCGGGCTCGGCACCGTAATCATGTCTTCTCAGATCACATCAGGATCTTTCGTCGCCACGGCAAAAGAAAACCTTATCGTTTACTACCTGACGATGAACGGCGAGCTCGCGAGAGCGTTTAATCTTACCGCTGACGAGACTGGCTTTATCGGAATCAACTCCGGTTATCCGACTAACGAGCGCGCACAGATCG